TCCTGCGGCGTCTTCTGCACCATGGGCTGCTGATAGATGCCAGTGATGTAGAAGATGTTCGGCTCATAGAAATCCGCCGGCTGCGACACATAGGGATTGCCGATGGTCATGGTCCCGCTAACCGGCGGCGGGATCATGCGCCAGTGTTTGAGACCGGACCCCGTGATCCAGTCCATGGCCTCTTGCAATAACGTATCGGCGACACCGCCCGTGCCGGCAGTCACCTGGGCGTTGTTCAGCCAATTCGATATCGAACCCGCAACGTTCTTGTTGGATGTGAGTTGCAACCAGTCCACATCAGTCCGCCGCTTCCTTGAGACGGATTGCACCCATCGCCACCGCAATCGCCTCGAACACCCTTTCGGGACGGATAGCCACGGCACATTGCGCCGCCTGCGCCTCCTCGTTCTTGTTGCAGAAGGTCCAATCGGGATGCAGCCGGTGGCACGGATAGCACTCCGCAGTTCCGGCCGGCGGGATCAGCGTCGTGGTGTTCTTCCAGTGCTTCGTCAGGTTGTCCGGCGACGAGTGCGACAGGTAGACGACCTTTGGCATCGGCTCCATGCAGACACCGTTCAGGATGCCGGTTTCCGGCCCCACGACGCAGTCCGCGATCTGCGCGAATGTCAGGGATTGCCGGATCGACCAGACACCCGCCATGCCATGAATGCGGGATGCGTCGTGTTCCCCCATCGCCGCGATGATGCCTTCTTGCAGCTTCTTGCCCATGTTGCCGTCAGCGGTCATCACGATATGAAACGGCGTCTTGTCCAGAATCCAATGCGCGACGATGTGGATGTATGGCCAAATCTTGTGATAGCTCGACCCGTTGATTGCCCAATAGACCACGGGCGCATCGCCGCAAGCGTCCTGCCGCCATTTTCGCGCCGTCGCCAGTTCTTCCTTGAGCGCGTAGAAGCGCGGATGAAACACATGTGGCACGCCGGCAAGATCGTGCGTGCGCTCCAGATAGTTCACATGACCGCTCAACTTGCGGCGCACCTCGACCGGATATTGATGGTTGATCCGGCCTGGCATTGCCAGCAGCGTGGCCTCAACACTCTCGCAGAGGTTGACGAACAGGTCATAACGCTCGGCGAGGCTGTTGAAGTAAGACCCGAGTTCCATGTTCGGAACGTAATCCGTCTCCTGGATCAGCCAGCCATCCACATGCGGATCGTGCAGCACCGCCTGCTGGCCTTTGGGAGTGGTGTTGTAGGTGACGTGATACCCCTGCTTGCGCAGTTCCGGCAGCACTGACGCGGCCTGAATCTGGTCCCCGATAGCCCCGAACCGGCACACGAGGGCGCGCTTCTTGCCATCCGGGTTACGCTGCCAGACGTTTTCCGTCCAGCCTCCGGTGATGGTTTTCTGCACCACGATGAACAGCGAATATTCGTTGCTGCCACCGCGTTCTTCGGATTCCAGCAGCGTCAGACCGAACAACCCATCATTGCGTTCGGACCAATCTTTCAGGATGGCTTCGATCTCGCCGGGAAAGATGTCCTGCCTGTGCGCCGTATTCGCCCCATCTTCGCCCATCTTGGGGTAGAGGTTCGCAGACGGCAGATACAGCACCAGATGGCCACCGATCTTGATGACCCGGAGCCACTCGGCCAGGATCGCCGGCGTGTGCTCCCGCGTGAAGTCCTCAAGCGCGTGCGAGGAAAAAACCGCGTCGAAAGACGCATCCGTGAACAGCGACAGGTCCGAGATATCCGCCGCAATGTCCGCAGCACCGCGCCCGAACGAGCCGCCATTATCGACCCCGAGCGCCGATGGCCAAACCTTGTTCAGACCACACCCAAGATCGAGAAAACGACCCTGAAGATAGGGAACCGCAATCGAAGCGATCTTGGCAGCTTCGTAGCCGCAGGATGTCTCTGCGGTCCAGGTCACGCGGCGATCTCCACGGGCTCAATTCCCTTCCGATTGCGGTAATCGGCCCATTCGTCGGTCATCATGCACGGCTCGCACAAAAGAACCTCCGGGCGCCCATAACCGCCTTCGGGGTTCACCGTGTAAAACCAATCGATTTTCCGGATGTCTACGCCGCATTCGCAGCAATGGCCCGGCTTGTGTTCAGTCATTCGCCACTCTCCAAGAACCGCACCGCATCCTCCTTATCGACCCACTCATGGTCGAACGATTCGACCATCGCCTTCAGCGGCCGCCAGTGCATCGCCCGAAACGGCTTGTCTTCCGGGACCGCCTCGGATGCGGCTTCCTCAATCCGTTCGACGCTTGCCACTTCGCCGTCGTCACCCCACGTCACAATGACCTCACGGCCGCCGGGATCAAACCGGCGGCCGTTCTGCTCATAGCTCACTCCGGGAAGCCCGATGCTTTCCGAATAGGGTTGCGTGCGGTCAAGATGCATTATCTCTCCCCGATCACCTTGCCGTAGGTGCAATAGCCCTGCACGAGATCGGCGTGGCTGACATCGGTATCGGCATCGGATAGCGTCGTTTCCAGCGAATAACCCGGATCGAACGATGCGCGGGCAACCGGGAGTGCCTCGCCCCTCGTCACGTCGATCCGGGTCGTGCCTTCGACATCACCGCCCTGCCAGCGGCGCGACGGATTGCGCGGCATCGGTTATTCCTTCGAATAGCGCACGGAGCTGCGCGGTGCCGTTTTGCCGTTGCGCGCGGTTTGACCCCCTCGCATCGGGTCATGCGCCGAAGGCATCGACGCGATCTCGTCACCGTCCTCCGGATCATCCTTGCCGCCATGCGCCGACAGATGCGCCTTGTCGCCGGTCACATAGCCGCCATCGCCGAACTCGGCGGTATACGGGTCCCATTCCGGACCGCCGCTATCGTCGCGCGGCAGCAGTTCAAAGTCCGGGATGAACCTTGGCTTGATGTAAGCCGCGTCACGCCCGGATGCCCACGGCGTCGCGTCGGCACGCTGACCGCTGCCGCGCCCGTAGTTTCCGGCCGCCCGGTCTTCGTGCGGAGCGCCCTTGGCCGCCTCGTGGTGCATCCCGCGCCCGCGAACCTCGCGACCCTCGTGATGCGCCCCGTGATGGCTCTTGTCGTGGTGCGCCGCCTTCGCGGTGTCCTTGTGCAGATGTTCCTCGGGATGACCCTTGGCCATGCCCATGTGCTTCGCCATAATCAGCCCCTTTCAGTTGGAACACGCGGACGCGGCAGAAAGCCCCGGCTGCGCTGATTGCGCCCCCGAAACTCCCAGTCCGCCCGCATCACGTCGGTCTCGCCCATGTCTTCGTTCGGCTCGCGCGGCTGTGTCCATCGGTCCTGATAGTTGACCTTGTCGTAGGCCGGGTCTTCGCGGATGGCTGGCACGCACCAGCCGCGCCGCAGGTCTTCCTCATCGCCGGCAAAACCCGTGAAAAACCGGGTCTCCGCTGGCGCCGGATACGGCTCAGAAGTCGGCGCATAGTTGCCGAACATCCCCCTGTCCCGGTAAGTCGGGTCACGATCCGTCCTCGGCACGTTGCGGAAGTCGTTGGTATCGCCGCCCCGGTCCTTGGCCGGGACGACGAACGCCATATAACCGCCCGTGGTAATTGCCATCACACGCCGGTCCAGGTGCCGAGCACCGGATCGAGCGTATAATCGAACTGCGTCGTGTAGACCGAGACGGTATCGGCACCGTTCTTGATATACACGACCGCGTTCGCGTTCAACGTCACGTTCATATCGCTGCCCACCACCACCGTGTTTGCGGCGCCGGTCGTCAGTACCACGCTTTGCAACGTGTTGGTCCCGCTCGTGGTCGTGCTCGTGCCTGAGGTCGTCAGGGTGTAAGTGCCGATACAGATGATGTTCGCCGCGTTGGCCGTCGCCGTGCCGGCGGTCTGGATGGCGACCACCGGAACATGGGCGCGGATGGCGAAGCCCGGCGACTTCACCTGACCGAGCGCATTTGCGCCGGCGGTGAAGTTGCCGAGGTCAAGACGCTGCCGCGTCAGGTAGGAAGGATGGTCAATAGGACCCTGTGCCATTGTCTGCGCCCTCCCTTACGACGCGCTCGCCCACTGCACGATGCGGGCCTGCTTGGCCTGCGTCTGCGTGAGTGCGAACCCGCCGAGGTAATACCAAGCGATGCCCTTAGAGCGACCAAAGTCGGTCGGGATGGCGCCCCTGATTTCTTCCGGAACCACGATGGCTTCCGCCACGGTATCCTCCCCGAAGAAGAAGGCGTTGTCCGACAGACCGTTGCTCCAGGTCGTGAACGACGCCGCCACCTGGTAGGCGCCGGAACCGTTGTAGTTGCCCTTGGAGATGTTGGTCTGCTCGATGAAGCGGACGCCCTCATACTTCCCGATCTCGCCGTTGTAGATCATCTGGAAGCCTTCATCGCGATACTGATACACGCCTTCCAGCGTGTTCTTGACCGGGCGCCATGTCGTCGGCCACGCGATGCCGAAATACTCGTCCCCCATATACGGCGGGATATTGCGCTCCTTCATCGTATCCACGATGGCCTTGATGTGTGTCGTGGCCATCGCGATGGAATTCGTGATCGACGCCGTGCCGTTGGTGGTCAGCGTGACCGCGGAAGCCGAATTCCCCTGCGCCGAGGTCGTCGTGGTCGAAGGCGCGATCTTCAACGGCGTGCCGTAGAACTGGTTCCAAGCCTGACCGTCGAGGGTCTTCTTGGCATCGTTCTTCAGCACCTTGTTGATGATCTCCTGCACCGGATGCTTCGACAGGTTGTCGAGCATCCCGGTATAGGGAACGCCGTTCGCGATCTCGGTGACGGTGCCGCTGCCTTGCGCGATGGTGTAGTTGGTCAGCGGGATGGTACTGGTTTCGACGAGGGTCGTGCCGCCGGTCGCGACATCGTTGTAGA